TTCGACGCTTGTACGCCTCCCAATCCACCTCGCCAACGGGAGACCAGGGGCCAGGAATCCAGGAAGGCATTACTGCGCAGCGGTATGACAGCAGTCTATTTCTGCCTGTTCATAAACTTGAAGCCGCGTTCCTCAGCCAGCTTCTCCACAAACCCCTTGCTGCCTGGCTTCAGCTCCGGCAGGAACTCAGGATCAACCTGCGGCAGCGGCGGCGGATCAGAAAACCGGTTGTCGCGTGGCTCAGTCATCCAGCTGCTCCAGGTCGACTCGATAACGGTAGATCCCCTTCGCCGTGAAGCCAGGGTCGATCTCCTCACGCACAACACTCTTCACCTTGTAACGCACCCCATCAGGCTGCAGCACTTCCTGTTCGGTGTCGCCCCATTCCGAGAAGGCAGAGATGTCCACACCACGCTTGTTGTCAACGGACATGACCACTTGGTTTTTGCCGCCGATCGTGAACGTCTTCATGTCTCCGTTCTTCGTCCAGCTTTCAAGCGCATTGGTTGGGGCACCAGATTCGATGCTCTTGAGCATCGTCTCGAACTCTTCCGTGCCCATGTTCAAGCCACGGTAGACCGTGCCTTTGTGTGTCTCAGCGTTGTTGATGTACTGAGTGAGAGCCTGCAGGCTCTTCTTCTGAGTAGCAGACGTTGGGTATTGCTCGATCTGACTGCGTTCAAATGGGGTGAGCTTGACGCCGTTGGCTTCAGCCTGACGCAGCTGCTCAGCCCGCATGTGCTTGTAGCCGTCGTCAGAAGTCCACTGCTTGAGAGCTGCCTTGGGCGGCTTGACGGGCTCCTTAGGCGCAGGCGCAGCCTTGGGCTTCGGTGCTGCCGCGGCCTTCTTCACCGCTCCAACCTTCGCCGGTGGTGCGCTACCTGCGGGCAATGGTTCACCCAGCAGCTTTCGCACTGCACCCTGCGGATCCTTCTCATACCGTCCGCCCTTACCCGTCAGCTTGTTGAACGCTTCCGTTTGCTTGCCCAGCACCATCCGCTTGCTGTGCTCATTCGCGTTCTGCAGCATGTGACCAGCAGTGGTCTGGCCAGGGCCTAAATCCCTTCGCCGCACCCATTGCATCTGCCCATCAATGCGCTTCGGCTGCTTGTAGGCGTTATCGCCCGTGAACCCAGCCGGTGGCGGCTTGCGCTTCCCGCGCTTGTCGTATTCAACGGGCGTCGCCTCCAAGAAGCTGCCCTTCGCTGGGCCTTCTTCTTCCTCCAACAGCTCCATCGTTGCTGTCCACGGCAGGATCTTGCACCTGCAGTTCCAATGCGCAGGCCATGCGTGCGGTGGGCTGCTGCGCTCCTTGAACTTGATCCCATCCAACGGGGCGCACACCTCACACAGACGGGTGTCATTGCTGGCATCCCACCAGAAGCGGTAGCCGCTCTTCGTCTTGGGCAGCAGATCCTCGTTCGCCTCATAGAACAGGTCATGCGCTGACTGGCTCGCTTCGGCCATCCCCGTGCGTACCAGGGCCTCGGTCATTGCCCAGCCCTTACGGCCTGGGCCCAATGGCCCCACCTCGCGCATGATCTCCTCGTTGCTCTGCCCCAGCAGGAAACCAGTGCGCATGGCACGCTCCACCTGATTTGCCTGCGCGTTCATCCACTCCGGCAACAGCTCCTGCAATCCGCGCGTCGAACCGCCAGGGCTAAACGTCTTAAAGCCCGTTTCTCTGGCCGCGGCCATCACCTGCTGTCTGGTGATGCTCGGGCTGATGAACCCGTCCTGCCCGCCCACCGTCAGGCTTGGGCCGCTTACTTCCACGGTTTGCCCTCCAACCGTGCTGCTACTCAACGTCTGCGGACTAGGCGTTGGCGCTGGTTTGATGCCACCAGCCTGCAAATACTTCTGCGCATTGCTCAGCCCTTCCTCGAATGCGCGCACCTGCGCCTCAGGCAGCACCTGATTGATGCGATCCGCCACCTGAGCGAACTGTGCACGGATCGTCTCAAGCTGCGTGCGCAGGTACAGCTCACGTTCGACGTTGCCTGGTGGCATCGTCTCCAGCAGGAACTTAATCCGGCTGATCGCATCCTTGTAGGACGGCAGGATCAGCTTCAGCGCGTCATCGCTGAGACCCTTCAGCGCAAACTGGTCCCTGACAACAACCAACGCCTGCGCGGGCGTCTGCATTACTCACCCCCAGCAGGTGCCACCGGGTCAGGCTTTGCTTCCATCAGCGCGATCTCGTTCTCCATCGCCTGCTGTTGCTCAAGCTCAGCGCTAGCCATGATCACCTCGGGCTCCATGTCATCCGACAGCACCTCGCCACGCTTCAACAGCTCCAGCGCGGTCTGCTGATCCAGCAAACCACTGGTGAACAACGTGTTGATCGCTGTCATGCCATTGCCATCAATCGGGTCAACGTTGTAATCCCGATCAATCGCCACCATCGGCGGCTGCACACCCGCATAGGCCGCAGCCAGATCCATCGCGGCCTGCAACGAACCCTCCAGATCCTTGCTGATCACCGCCAACATGCTGTTCGCATCCAGGCGATCCAGGCTCTTGGACAAGCCTGACTCAGCTTGGTTCTTCTGCTGCGTCAGCACTGCCAAGCCCAGCGTCTTCATCTCATCCACCAGCGCCTCCAGCTCTGCACGCTGCGCATCAAATGCACTGCTGGCCGGCTCGACGTAGAACGCATCACCCTCGGGTGGCACCACCAGAGCGTTGTTCACGCTCAGACCCACCGGATCCTGCTGGTCATCCCAGCCCTTGAGCACCATGATCGGCTGCGCAGCAATGTGCAGCGCTTGGATCAGATCAGCGTGCCTGGCGTAGTGCGTCAGGTTCAGCTGCGCCACCTCTGTCATCGGCGGCTTGCTGAACAGCGTTCCCACCTTGCCGGCGTAGGTGGTCACCAGCGGGATCTCACCCACGGTGATCGGGCCTTCCTCCACCAGCAGCCAGGTGACTGGGCCATCCTCCTGACGCTCCCAGATCTCCCAGCGGTCGGGCTCCATCACCCGCACACGCTGCCGATATTCATTGCCGAAACGCCCCCTCGGCACGCTCACCACTTCCTTGATGCGCACCTGCTGCAGCTTGCCTGCATCCTTCCGTGGATCCTGCCGCCAGCCAATCACTGACCAGGGGTCGACGCTGACGAAGTAGGGCTTCAGCTCTGCCTGGTACTGGTCACGCAGTGTGCGGATCTCCTTCGCATCAGGGAAGTCGACCATCCAGCTGCTGTGCCCATAAGCCACGCTGAGAAACAGCTGGTTGCGCACGAACTCATCAAGGTCGGTGCCCATGCGGTCGCAATCGAGCCGCCAGTCTTCCCAAAAGGTGGTGTCGCCACCATCCAGAACGATGGGCTTGCGCAGAATCAGGCCAACAGCAGTGCGAACCACACGCTGGAAGTAGGGGCTGAAGACGCTGCGGCTGACGCGACCCTTCCACGCATCGTCCAGCTCCATCGGCTGCTGCGGGAGGTAGCGCTCCGCATTAGCGCGCAGGTACGACGTGCCCTCTAGACAGGCCCTGATTGGCTCCCACCAAATTGCCTGCTGCCAGTAGGCACCATCAGGAATGCTCGGGTCGTCCTTATCGGCAAAGCTGCTCAGGCTGACCTGTTGCCAGTTCAGGAGGTCAGGCGTTCCAACAGGCGGTGGCGACAGCGGGTTATGAGCCGTGGCCATGCCGCGCTACCCAATCGACAATTCTGTTGGCAGTCTACGAATGAGAATCGACAGGTTCTATGGATTGGCGCCTGGCACGGTCATTCACCCTCGAATCACATAAACGCGAGATCGAGGCGTGTGATGACGTGGAAAAACTGCGCAGGGTGTGCGTGAACCTGATGCTGCAGGCTGAAGCGCTGCGTGAGATGGTCGGCGACCTGCTCCTGCGTCAGTAGATGCGTAGCTTGCGCTGAGCCAAGCCGCTCTTGCGGTTGTGACCCTTGACGCCCCATGCCGTGATGCCAGCCATTTGCCATGCTGCATCAGTAGAATGGACGCAGAGTCACAACCTATATGGAAGACTGGCGCCCTGCCCCCGAGTTCCCCGGCTACGAAGTCAGCAGCCTCGGGCGTGTTCGCAGCACTGATCGCATCGTTCGCAAGCTGAGCCGTTGGGGTGAAGAGGTTGATCACCTCCGCAAAGGCAAGCTGCTGTCCCTGCGAAAGTCGAAGCTCGGCTACCTGCTTGTTTCTCTTCGCCGTGATGGCAAAGCAGTCGGCAAAGCTGTCCACGTTCTGGTGGCTACGGCTTTTCTTGGGCCTCGCCCAGATGGCTTGATCGTGCTGCACGGTAAGCGTGGTGCTCTGTGCAACGAGGTCAGCAATCTGTCCTACGGCACATACAGGCAGAACAATCTCGACCGCCACCGTGATGGCAAGCCTTGGGCAAGCAAGCTCACCACTGAGCAGGTGCAGTTGCTGCGTGAAATGCCATACAAGCGCGGGATGGACTACCGCCTAGCCCGCGAATGGGGCGTGTCACGCACCTGCGTGTATCAGGCACGAACTGGTGCGCGTCACTCAGTAAACCCTGAGCCGGCGACGCTTGAGTGAGCCGTCCTTCCTGTTGTGACCACGCACTCCCCACGCTGTAATTCCGGCGAGGGTCCATAGGGCATACCCCAGCGCATCCATCTGACCGGATAGATCCAGCTCACCGCCATCACCCTTCTCCGGTTGCTGTGTTGCCTGGTCGTAGGCGTGCTGATGCAAGCCCTTGATCATCCCCTTGC